TTAAATAACTGGAGAGTTACAAAAACATGTTTACGATTAGGTAGTAGGATTATAGGTAAATGTATGATGGGCTCAACATCAAACGCATTAGATAAAGGTGGAGAAAACTTTAAAAAATTATATGCAGCATCTGACGTTACTAAGCGAAACAGAAATGGACAAACAGCGTCTGGCTTGTATTCTCTCTTTATCCCAATGGAGTGGAATTACGAAGGATTTATTGATGAGTACGGAATTCCAGTCTTTGATAATCCAGACCATGATGTTCTCGACCCACACGGAGAGCTAATAGATGTAGGTGTAGTAGAGAACTGGCAGAACGAAGCTGATGGCTTAAAAGGAGATCAAGATGCGTTGAATGAATTTTACAGACAGTTTCCAAGAACTACTGAACATGCATTTAGAGATGAAACAAAAAATAGTATATTTAATTTAGTAAAAATATACGAACAAATAGATTACAATGAAGAAATGTCTAGAACACTAGGTATTACTAAAGGTAATTTTCAATGGGTTAACGGTGTGAAAGATTCTAAAGTAATATTTTACCCAGATCCAAAAGGTAGATTTAAAGTAAGCTGGACACCACCTCAACAATTACAAAATAAAGTTGTAATTAAAAATGGTGTAAAATACCCAGGCAATGAACATATGGGTGCTTTTGGTTGTGATAGCTATGATATATCAGGAACTGTAGACGGTGTAGGTTCCAAAGGTGCGCTGCACGGGTTAACTAGATTTAGCATGGAAGACGCTCCTGCTAGCCAGTTTTTCTTAGAATACCTAGCTAGACCACAAACCGCAGAGATATTCTTTGAAGATGTTTTAATGGCTTTAGTTTTTTATGGGATGCCTATACTCGCAGAGAACAATAAACCTCGTCTATTGTACTATTTAAGAAGACGTGGTTATAGAGGTTTCAGTATGAATAGACCTGATAAAATATGGAATAAATTATCTGTAGCTGAAAAAGAAATAGGCGGTATGCCTAACTCCAGTGAAGATATAAAACAAGCCCATGCTGCCGCTATCGAAATGTATATACAAGATAACGTTGGCTTGCAACAAGATGGTAGTATTGGTAGTTGTTATTTTAACGAGTTGCTAAATGACTGGGCAAAGTTTGATATAAATAAAAGAACAAAGCATGATGCATCTATTAGTTCTGGTTTAGCCATAATGGCTAACAATAGACATCTTTATAGACCAAATGCACCAATACAAAAACCTAAACTAAACTTAAGTATTGCTAAGTATTCAAACAACGGTAGTACATCTAAATTAATTAAAAAATAAATATGGCAGAGTCTGTTATAAAAAGTTATTTTCCAAGTCAAGTCGTAAGCGATGCTGAAAAGCTTAGCTATGATTATGGTTTAAAGGTTGCTAAGGCAATAGAAACAGAGTGGTTTAATAATGACAATAGATCAACAAGATATGATGCAAATCAAAACAATTTTCATGAACTAAGGCTTTACGCTAGAGGAGAGCAGTCTGTGCAAAAATACAAGGACGAGTTATCTATAAATGGTGATTTGTCCTACTTAAATTTAGACTGGACACCTGTTCCTATTATACCTAAATTTGTTGATATTGTAGTTAATGGTTTAGCTGAAAGAATGTTTGATCTAAAAGCTTATTCACAAGATCCGTACGGTGTTAGTAAAAGAACAGAGTATATGGAAGCTTTGTTAGAGGATATAAATATGAAAACGTATAATGATTTTGTTAATGATTCTTTTGGTATAGACGTAACAAACTCTGATCAAGAAACTTTACCTGCAAACGAAGAAGAGCTAGCTTTACACATGCAGTTAACTTATAAACAAAGTATAGAGATAGCAGAGGAACAAGCTTTGAAAGTTTTAATGGAAGGTAATAATTACGAATTAATAAAAAAACGTTTTTATTATGACCTTACTGTTTTAGGTATTGGTGCTGTAAAAACAAACTTTAACACTTCTGAGGGTGTAACAATAGACTACGTTGATCCTGCTGACTTAGTATATTCATATACTGAATCACCTTACTTTGATGATATATATTACGTAGGTGAAGTCAAAAACATACCTATTAATGAGTTGGCAAAACAGTTTCCACATTTAGATGCTGAAGACTTAGAAGATGTAACAAAGAACAAAAGTTACAGTCAAACAAATAGAAACAACTCTTCAGGTTATAACAACGAGGTAGATAATAATAAAGTTCAAGTTTTATATTTTAATTATAAAACATATATGAACGAAGTTTATAAAGTAAAAGAAACTGGTAGTGGAGCTGAAAAAGCTATTGAAAAAGATGATACATTTAACCCACCAGAAGAAGCTGTTGATTACTCAAGGCTTCAAAGAAGTATAGAAACTTTATATGAAGGTGCTTTAATTTTGGGTACTAACAAATTACTAAAATGGGAGATGGCTAAAAACATGATGAGACCTAAGAGTGATTTTACTAAAGTTAAAATGAATTACGCTATTGTTGCACCTCGTATTTACAAAGGTAAAATAGAAAGTTTAGTAAGGCGTGTAACAGGTTTTGCTGATATGATACAGCTTACACATTTAAAGATACAACAAGTATTAGCTAGAATGGTACCAGATGGTGTTTACCTAGATGCCGATGGTCTTGCTGAAATAGATTTAGGCAACGGAACAAATTATAGTCCGCAAGAAGCTTTAAACATGTTCTTCCAAACAGGTTCTGTTATTGGTAGATCGTTTACAAGCGAAGGTGAAATGAACCCTGGCAAAGTACCTATTCAAGAAATAACATCAGGTTCTGGTGGTGCAAAACTACAATCACTTATAGGTAATTACAACTATTACTTACAAATGATTAGAGATACAACCGGTCTTAATGAAGCTAGAGATGGTAGTATGCCTGATAAAAACGCTTTAGTTGGTGTTCAAAAATTAGCTGCAGCAAATAGTAATACAGCAACAAGACATATACTACAGTCTGGTTTATTTTTAACAGCTCAAATTGCAGAATGCTTGTCATTAAGAATATCTGATATTATAGAGTATTCCCCAACAGCAGACGCTTTTATACAACAAGTAGGAGCTCACAACGTAGCTACCCTAGAAGAAATGTCTAGTTTACATCTTTATGATTTTGGTATATTCTTAGAGTTAACACCAGATGAAGAGGAAAAAGCTTTACTAGAAAACAACATACAAGTAGCTTTAGCACAACAAACTATAGACTTAGAAGATGCTATTGATGTTAGGGAAATAAAAAACTTAAAACTAGCAAATCAATTGTTAAAGCTTAGAAGAGCGAAAAAACAAGAAAGAGATCAAGAAAACAACGAAAGAAATATACAAGCTCAAGCCCAAGCTAATGCACAAACACAACAAGCAGCTGCTCAAGCAGAGGTTCAGAAAAACGATGCTATAGTTCAGTCAAAAGCAAACTTAGTTCAAATTGAAGCGCAATTAGCACTACAAAAGCTTCAAGCAGAAGGTGCTCTTAAGAAAGAGTTAATGGAGCAAGAGTTTATGTACAACATGGAGCTTAGAAAAATAGACAACCAAACAGTTTCAAGCAAGGAAAAAGAAAAAGAAGATCGTAAAGACGAGAGAACAAGAATTCAAGCAACACAACAAAGTGAGTTGATTGATCAAAGAAATAGTGCAAAAGCACCTAAAAACTTTGAGTCCGCAGGTAATGATAATATAGGAGGCGGATTTGATTTAGGCGCGTTTGACCCTAGATAACAATTATTAACTATTATTATATTATATTATGGCAAAAAAGAAAAAGGTAACTGAAGAAGTTACAAAAGTAGACATGTCTGAAAAAGTAAAAACTGAGGACAACGTTACAAAAATAGATTTAAACAAACCAATAGAACCAAAAGAAAATGAAACCAAAGATGAAACTAAAGAAGATAACCCTGTCGACGAGGGAGTGGTTGGAGTCAATGAAAATGCCGATGCCACAGAAGAACAAGAAGAAGTACAACCGGAAGCTGAAACACAAGAAGAGCAATCTACATTAGAGGAGATAACTGAAGAGGAAGTAGTACAAAAAACAGAAGAGTTAACTGAACAAGTTGAAGAAGCTATAGCAGAAGCTCAAGAAACTGGAAAAGCAATACCTGAAAATGTACAAAAGCTAATGAACTTTATGGAAGATACCGGTGGTACACTAGAAGACTACGTAACACTTAATCAAGATTTTTCTAGTTATGACGACATGACAGTTCTTAGAGAATATTACAAAAAAACAAAATCTCACTTAACAACTGAAGAGGTAGAGTTTCTAATCGATGATAGGTTTTCATATGATGAAGAGATCGATGAAGAAAGAGAGGTTAAAAAGAAAAAAATAGCGTTAAAAGAGCAAGTTGCCGACGCTAAAGCCCATCTGGACAGGCAAAAGTCCAAATACTATGAAGAAATTAAAGCTGGGTCAAAGCTGACTAACGAACAACAAAAAGCTGTAGATTTTTTTAATAGATACAACAAGGAATCAAAAGAAAACAATGCGGTTCTTGAGAGACAAACAAATACTTTTAAAATGAAAACTAATAACGTTTTTAACAAAAACTTCAAAGGTTTTGACTACGATGTTGGTGATAAGAAGTATAGGTTCAATGTTAAAGACAGTAATAAAGTAAAAGAAAACCAAAGCGACATTAATAATTTTGTCAAGAAGTTCTTGAACGAAAATAACGAAATGTCAGATGCTACAGGTTATCACAAATCTTTGTTTACCGCTAATAATCCTGATGCTATTGCAAGACATTTTTACGAGCAAGGCAAGGCAGACGCTTTAAAAACAAGTGTTGCTAAAGCTAAGAACGTAGATATGAGCCCTAGACAACAACATGGTGTTGTTGAAGCTGGTGGTATGAAGGTAAAAGTGTTAGGTCAAAGTTCTAATGATTTTAAGTTTAAAATTAAAAATAAATAAATAAATTTAAAAAAACAAAATTATGGCAATTACACCAGGAACTAGTTTGAACGCAACGCCTGCTCCAAATCAGCAGACGTTAAACACAAACTATTTAGACTTCACGGGTACAACTGATACTACGTGGGCTCAACAATATTTACCAGATCTAATGGAAAAAGAAGCTGAAGTTTTCGGACCGAGAACTATTTCAGGTTTCTTATCAAAAATTGGAGCTGAAGAAGCGATGTCTGCTGACCAAGTAGTTTGGTCTGAGCAAGGTCGTTTACATATTTCATACACAGGACAAGTTACTCATGCATCTCAAGGTGTACCATCAGGTGCGTCTGAAATTACTTTACAAAAAGAAATTGATGGAGCTGCTGTTGGTTCAGGTTCTGTTGATCACGCAGTAAGAGTTCACGATACTATTATAGTGTCTAACTCAAACGGTGTTTTCAAATGTTTAGTAACAGAAGTTGTAAACAATGTTATATCTGTTGCTTGTTATACTGCAGATACTTTATCAACATCAGGTGCGGCAAATGATACAACTATATTAGTTTATGGTTCTGAATATGCAAAAGGTAAGTCTTATACTAGCCAAGATGGTACAGCTGTATCTGATTCACACAAGGCTAATGAGCCTAAAATGCAAACTTACTCTAACAAACCAATTATAATGAAAGATTACTACGAAGTGTCAGGTTCTGATACTGCTAGAATTGGTTGGGTTGAAGTTACTGCTGAAGGTGGACAATCAGGTTACTTATGGTACTTAAAAGCTGAAGCTGATACAAGAGCTCGTTTTAATGACTATTTAGAAATGGCAATGTTAGAAGGTGAAATTTCTGCTGCTGATGGTTCTGATACTTTAACTGATTTAGCTTTTGGAATGTACGGTGCTTCTGGAAATCAAACAGGTACGCAAGGTTTATTTGCTGCTATTGAAGAAAGAGGTAACTTAACTTCTGGTATTACTGGAGTTAACGCTGCTACTGATTTAGCTGAATTTGATGCTATCTTAGCTGAGTTTGATAAGCAAGGTGCTATTGAAGAAAATATGATGTTTGTTAATAGAGCAACT